AAACCTTTTGGCATTTTCATTTTTTTTAATATTTATAAGTTTTTTCAAGTATATGCTTAAATCCAAAGCTTCTTCATAAGCGTGTTGTAACCAATCAATTTCGGTCAAATCTGTCCTGTCCATTGTCGTACCGTATTCCTTAATTCCCTTGTCTTCACGCGCTAACAAATCGTCAATAATATTATATAGAATTTTGCTCATTTTATTTGTCCGTTTTTGAATGATATTTATTACAAGTTTTGCACTTATATTGAATGCGCGTTAAACCTGTTGCAGTCACGACTTTATTATTTTTAATCAAATCGTCCGAACCACATTCAGGACACGAACCCCTATCTTCGCCAAATATAACGCCATAATGCGTTTTTGGTTCAATATGTGTGTTTAAATGTTTGAAAACTTTTTCAAGTAAAACAACGTCCTTTTTGCAATATTTAAGCATAGCTTCCATTGCGTCCTTATCCTTATGTAAAAGAATGTCCTTCCAAAGGTTAAATTCGGTCTTAATCTTTTGACCCAATCCCAAATAGTCTGCAATGTAATTCAACCTGTTAGAATTAAATCTAAACTTTTGACGGGCAACCTTTAAGGTATCAATAGTTGTATATTTTGGAAACATTTCAATACCGTGATACAAACACCTTGTTCTAATCCAAGCCAAGTCAAATTTGTCCCCATTGTGACCCACCAATTCGTTAGCGACATTTGCAACTTCAATAAATTGCTGAAGCATTTTCTTGTCATTTTGTTTAGCGTCCCAATGTAAGGCGTAAACTTCTTTTTCGTCTTCCCATTTATAACAGATACAAATAATTGCACGTTCTTGAATTATGTTTGAATAATCAATATTTTTTTTATATCCTGCTTCCCAAAATAAACCAATATTCGGCGAAGTTTCAATATCAAAAAATAATCGTCTTCGTTTTGTTTTTAGGTTTGAATTTGTCATTAATAAGGTTTATAGTGTGTTTTTCCGTTTTCTTTATATGCTTTTAAAGCTTGCTTTCTTTGTTTTCCGGTACTTTCGTAACTAACGTGTACCCAATCCGGGTTTTCGTTCGTTCCAAATTCCCAAATCAATTGGTCAAACTCTAAATTTTTATAAATATAGTCAAAAATCATTTTATTTGTCACATTATTTGGCGTTCCGTCCATATCAATATCAATAGCTTCGCCTGAACTGTGTTGTGAAGTTGGACTACTGTTTTTAATTGCTGCATTTAATTCTTTTGACCTGTACCCACTTGAAATGATAATAGGGCAACGAAAATTATTCCTTATTGGTTCAAATACTTTTTCAGCTAATAACTTTAAATTAGCAATATGCGCTTCGGTTGGCATATTTGAAATACCGTTGCGTTTGGCGCTTTCACTTCTTATAACTTCGGACAAATCTAAATGTTCACTAAGCTTCATTTGTTTCAGTTTTATCTTTTTTCCAAATTTTTTCTGCCATTGTGTACCCAAAAGCCGCACCTGCTAAACCTGCAACTGCATAAACCAAAGCGTCTGTTGGCGTGTGAATCAATTTAATACAAAGGGAAATTGAACACAAAAAACCGCAAAGTCGTTTCATACTTAAGCGGTTGTTATCTTCTGTAAAGAATTGACGCATATTAAAATTTTAAATAATATCCCAAAGAATAACTGTTAGTTGTAGCATTTAGCGTTATAACTCCCTTTTTAGGCGTTTTAATTGCTACACCAATACCAACACCCAATTGTTTATTATCCTGCCTTAAATCGGTTAAAAAGCCAAAATAAACCGCAGTTTTATCTTTTGGTGTTATTGTCTTTGTAATATATATAGTTTTTTCTTGGATATTTAACCCAACCGAACGCCCGACAATTTTATTTTGGGTAACTGTGTCTTGAATATATACGATTTTATTCGTATCTAATTTAATAGTATCTGAATACGCATATTTGCGCATATAATCGGTTAATACTTCAACCGTATCATGTATTGGAATCTGTACAGAATCGGTTAAAATGGTATATGAATGTATATCATTTCCTTTTTTGTACTTGGTAAAAGTTTTCTGTTGGTAAACTGTATCACGCACAATGGTCACAGAACCGCCATTGTACGAAGGGTCTGAAAATAAAAATAAAGCAACGACAATCAATAAGACTGTAATTACTAAATTCTTAATCATTTTTTACTTTTTTAGTTGCGTTGTAATAATAGCGAATCGCCATTATACCTGATACAATAGCAATCAAACCGGCAATTAAAGTGACTATCGGTTGAATTGTTGAAATACTAACAATTGCGCTTAATACGCTTATTCCTGTGCCTATGTCGGCTTGACTGCTATGGTGTGTCATTTTTATAATTCAATTTCTTTGTCAAATTCAACGCCTGTTAACCAATCCTGTAAAAAAGTAAATTCTTCTAAACCTGAAGGATTAACGACATTAATTTTTTCGTAAATAAATTCTTTTTCGTTTAATTCTTTAATTTGCTTCATAACTTTTTTCAAACCTTCCTTACTAAACTTGTACCCGCCTTTTTCTTCTTTTAAAATAACCCCTTTGTCGTCTGTTGAAGCATTATCAATTCTTATTTCTTCAACCTGTTCGTTGTATTCATCAACGTATTTAGTTAGCTTTTTAGCAATTTTACCAAGTTTTTGTGAAACCTTTGTGTCTTCGCCTTTTACCTGTTGTTGTCTTGTTTCAAAATTCAAATTGTCAACTAATTCCAATAATTGTTTGTAAGTCATAAAGTTTATTTTAATATTAATAATATTAGTAAAATTAATACTTTTATTAATGCAGAAGCATATTCAGGTTTAATTTTTATAAATTCTGCAACTTTTCTAATAAATAAATCTGTTTGCGCAGTTTGACCAACATAAAATGCAGGTCTTTTTAAGACAATAATATTGCAAAGAATGTCAAAGCCAAACCAAAAAGAAGTTGCAAATAATAACATTGACCAAAAACCATAAAGCGACCAAACCAAAACATATACTGATAAATGGTTTATTCCCTTCCAAAAATGCCATTTTTTGTTTGCTTCATAAGCATTATGCGAATCGGTTGCATAAAGGTCGCGTTCTTTAAATTGGAATTTTTGATATAAAATCCAACTAATTAAGTGAACTAAAAATACTATGGTTAAAAATATTGTCATTATTTAGCGTTTAATTTTGCTTCTAATATTTCAATTTTTGCCATTGCTTCCTGAAGAACTTTAATTGTTGCGTGGTGTAAATCTGCGGTATAAATTGTTTTATATGGAATTCCGTCTTCAGGTGTATTTCCAAATCCGTCAATATCAACAAATTCAGGTGCAACTTTTTCTATTTGTTGCGCAATTACACCAATATTAAAATCGTCGTGTGTTTGGTCTTTATATTTAAATTTAACAATTTCGATATCTTTAAATTTATTCCAATAAGATTCTAAAGGAAAAATTTCTTTTTTAGTTCTTTCATCTGATAAATTCGCATTGTTTGCTTGATAATTAGCAATTCCACCATTTGAACGAACTGTAAATCTTGTAGCAGTTGAATCTTCCCCATTATAAAACCAACGCGTTGAATCATTTGGAGAAGCTGAATTAAATAAACAATAAACACCATAAGGTGTTGATGAATTTCTATTTGTAACTACAACTGATGCATTATTTGCTTGATTAGATACAATTTCATGATATGGACTTGTAGTATTCAAATAAGTTCCGTCATTACTTACTTTAAAAAATCCTGAACCCGTAAAACGCCCTTTTTCAGAAAGTGTACCGCCATTTGTATAAAATAATAAAGAACCTTGATTAACAGAAGCTGAACCATTAACCGCTTGAATTAATGCAATAGCAGTATTTGTTGTATTTATATTAGTAAAATATAAAGAACCAACCTGATTTTCGCCTGCGGTTCTGTTTCCACACAATTCTAAAGCACCCCACCTTTCAGTTGTAGTTGATGCAGGTGCAATTGTTACAACAGTAATTCCACTTGTTAAACCTGCTCTATTTGGTGTATCTGTATTGAAACCTATATTACCCGCAGTCGTTGCAGTCATAAAATAAGTATCATTTGTACCTAATTGAAATATATCATTACTTTGATTTACAATTGCAGTTTTTGAACCATATTGTCTTAAATACAATCCGCTTGTGCCACTAACTGCACTATCTGAAAGCATTAATCTTGTATCTGAAGCATTAACAATATGTAAACTTCTTTGTGGTGTATTTGTACCAATACCTAATCTATAATTAGTATCGTCCCAATAAAATTTTGGTTGATTTTGTGTTATTTGTTTTGAAGCACCTGCAAACAAAACAGAACCCTGCGGTATTGAAGAAAAATAATATCCAAAAGCAGAAACATTATTTGAAAATGTTGCGTCGCCTGTTGAACGCGTAATTGTCAAAGGAGTAGCTAATAAAGCGCCTGCGTCAGTATATGTACGCAAATAAAAATTCATTCCTGCATTTGAACCTGATTCTGTGCCTGAAACTTCTAAGTTAATTCTTGCACTATTGTCTGAACGAAAGGAAATGCTTTTTGCAACAGAAACGTCAGCGTCTAAGTTTGCAATTAAAGCTGAAGCACCGCCATCAATATGAAGTTTTGTTGTTGGGTTTGCAATACCAATACCAAATTGACCTGTTTGTAAAACTGATATTAATTCAGAAGTATTTGCTTCACTATAAATACGAAATCTATGGTCAGACTGAACATTTCCAATTGACCATTTGTTAGTACCTGCACTTGCAAAACCAATAAAAGCATTATTAGTTGAAGTTCCATTTACACGTCCAATAATGCCTGAACCAAAAACGTCCAAAGCAGTAGTTGGCGCATTTGTATTAATACCTAAGCGTTTTGTGCTATTATTCCAAAAGAAATTTGCGTTATCTTCTAATAAAGCACCTGAAGCACCAATAAAACCAACTGAACCTGTTGTTAATGCAGTCGTAATTGTCAAAGTCGCAGTTGAACCAACTAAACTAATCGTCCCGTCAAATCCGTTTGCGTCATTAAATACCAATGAAGTCACAATGTTTGGCGACAATTCAACGTAAGCGCTTGTACCTGTATTCCAACGATAAATAATATTTGTATCTAAAGCAATATAAATTGTGTCAGCCGCACCAACCAAAGGGAATGCAGACAATGAAGCGTATTCTTCAACTGTACCTGTAAACAAAGACGCCATTTGTGAAAGCGTAATTTTCTTACTTATACCTGTTGTAGGGTCGCCAATAATCGTTAAATCTGATAACTCCGGCGCAAGTTCTGTCGCTAATTGGTTAATTTTTTTTGATTCCATTAATAAGTATAATTTGAAGGTACTTCACACCTGTTGTTAATAAATGGTACTGTCAACGTCACGTCTAATTTCACACCTGCCAAATAATCGGGGTCACTTTCAGTATAAAAAGTAATAGGCAAATTTTGGTTTAATTGCCAAGTCACATTTGCATAATCTGTCGGGTATCTTAATTGCGCAACAATATCGCCTGCAACCTGTGTCATATCCGAAAGTACGTCTGTTTCGTTTGTTTCTTCGCTTAACATTCTGTCCATAAAATAAAGACTGAACTGAAAACCGATTTCTTTTGCAGCAAAATTCGCACCTGTCAACGTGAAAAACATTGCAGGATAAGTCACTTCGCCATTGCTTAAACGTTCCCAAACGTCCCCGAAATAAACAAAATTAATTTGTTCGTGGGCGTTGCCTATCGTTGTTAATTCTTTGACTATTTGGTTTAATGTCATTCTTTTTTGCTTTTTCCAAATAAACTTTAAGCTTATTTTGGTTTTTAATTGTTACTTGTTTACTCATATTTTAACAACAACCGATATTTCCCTGATAACGTTCTTCAAAGCTTTTTCTGCTTTCGCCTTCGCCACAACAACCGTTATCCCCAAGCCACATTGAAACAGTATATCCGTCGTTGTCAGGTTTTATTGAATCAATGCCTGAACCAAAGTTTAAATAGTTTGGATAAGAAGCATTGTTTTGTTTTAAATATTTAATAAGTCTTTGTTTGTAAAATTCTGCACGTGCGCGGTATCTATTAGCCACGTCAATCATATCCTGCATTGAAGGGTTTTCTGTATTTTCCCCTGATTTTCTTAATAAACCCTTATTGTAAAATTGGTATGATAAACCCATTGGAAGTTCAGACATAACATAATATACTAAACAATCCACAATATAATCGTCCAATAAAGTAGTTTGTAAAGCCGTGAAACTATTTGCTACAACTGCATTTTGTAATTCATTGTAAAGCGCCGAACCCAAAGCCGGCAAAATATACATATCCTGCGCGGTCTTAATTTCAGGTAAAACCAATTTTTCGTCCACGTTAGCGTGTAAGCCGGTTCTGTCCTTAATTGTCTGTACTGATATAAATAACGTGTTTTTGCTCATTTTATTTTCTTGTTACTATGTTAGAAACCCATTGGTGTCTGCAACTTGGTTCGTGTTCGTTAGTTCCCGGCTTAGTGTACCAACCGCCCTTTCTGTCCCAAACAGAATAACCAAGTCTTGCGCTTATTTGCTCAATTTCTGAACGTGAATACATTTTGTTTGCGTCTAATAAAGCAACACAAAACGGACGGCTTGTTTTTTTGTCCTTATTTGAAAAACCTTGCTTCCATTCGTACGAATAACGAATTAATAATTCCTTAGTTTGCGGCTGAATCTTAGTTAAAATATCGCCAATTGGTGCAGTCAAAGTATGTTCAATAATTACGTTACCGTCAATTCCTTCGCCTATTGTGTATTCGTTTGATTGAATATAACCTTTGTCAATTAAGTCAGCAATAACCATATCAATAGTGTCCACGTTTTGGTCAAGTGTTGTTGCCAATACTTCCGGCGTAATTCTTTTATCCTTATCAATCAAATCCAATACGTTTGCCTGTAATTGGCTTACGTCTGCAAACATTTGATATTCAGAATCGTCGTTAAAGCGTGTTTTTTGCTTCCAAACATTGAATCCTTCCTTTGCTTCGCCGAACTCATAAAAGGCGCTGAAATCGTCTTTAAATTGCGCTTCCTGTACAACACGAACAGTTTCTTCAGCCGGTTGATATTTAGTCATATCAATTCCCGCTTTTTCAAGTAACCATTCCTTCGGTGCAATTTCCTTCAATAAGTTTTCAGTAAATTCAAAACCAATTGGTTCTGTTGGAATAATCGTTAATTCAGGTTCAGCAATTCCCCTGTATTTAGCTAACATATTAAATACACTTTCAAGGTGCATTTGCTTACTGTTAACGTAAGTATTTTTGAATATTTCGTAACCGTCACGCATTTCAGAACGTGCGCCCAATTTACCCGCTTCAGCAATACCGAATATTGAAGGCGTTGTAATTTGGTGTCCGCTAAATATATTAGTTTGTATTAATGTGTCAACACGTCCAAAGTCTTCTTTTGTAATATCTGAAGCGCCTAAATCGTCAACAATTGGTTTTCTTGCGCTATCGTTTACGAAAGCTAAAATAAACTTCTTACCGTCTGAACCGCTAAATCTATTAGTAAAGCGTTTTTCAATATTACGTTTTTCTTCGTCAGAAGGTTCGCCATTTGGCAAAGTAATTAATTTACTTGCGCTGAATCCTGTTTGTGCGTTACCTAATACGTGCTTAGAAATTTCAATGTCTGATTCAATATAATTAAGCGCACCAAAATAACCCGGTAAGCTATAAATACCCATATTTGGGCGATATTCTTTAACATATAGAATTTGTTTACCTTCAGGGTGGTTTGGATTAAATGCAGAATAAACTTTGTGTTTTTCGTTTCTGTCTGACCAATCTTCCTTATACCAAAACTGCGTATTATCTTTATTTGTACGAATCTTAGTATAATCTAAATGCCAAATTTCAGCCAATTGACCTGTAAGTGACCAAATAATTTCTAAGTAATAACCGCCGAATAATTCGGTATCCAATGAAACTTTGCGCGTTAAATCGTCCAAAGATTCCATTCTATTAACTTTCTGAATGAAAGTGTCTGCGCCTTCGCTGCCCTTCCAACCGTTACCGGTTATATAATGCACCTTGCTTTTTACAATGGCGTTATGTTTAGCTGACTTGTTAAATAATTCAACTAAATATAAAGGATAGTCGTTTCGGTCGCCGTACTGAATATATCCTTCGCCCTTTTTTTCCTTGAATTCAGGTTGGCGTGCTTCTGCAAATGTTAATACGCGTAAATCCATTATTGTCTTATTGTGTATGTGTCTGTGGTTGAATATTCAGTAAATTCAAACGGCGTTCCAACCAATTCCATAATGCCCGTTTCTAATAAATTTAAACCTGCGGGGTTGGTATTTGTTGTACTTGTCTGTTCGTAAACCTGATATACATATTGACCATTTAACGAAGAACCAAAATTTGTGTTTGTTACAATTGTAAATTCATTGTATCTGTCCTTATATTGGCTAATATCTGCATTGTTTAACAATACGAATTTTACAACCGTGTTTGCGCTTCTATTAGTAAACACAAATAAATAATTTGGGTTTGTCAATAACTGCTTTTCGGTTAAAGTCAATATAATATTTTGCGTCTGTCCTTTCGTCAACCTAATCATATAAATAAATAGCCAAAAATGTAATTTGTTGCACATTATATATCAATATGACTTATAAGGGACAAAAACACGTCAAAATGTGCAATTTATGACACATTTTACTATAAAAAATTTATACCCGAAAAGATATAAAAGTAAAGAAATACCTTTATTTATACGCGAAAGGGTATAGTTTTACCTTTACTTTGTTACATTAAAAGTAAACTTTTGGCTTTACTTTGTCACGTATTTATATAAAATTGTGACATATTTTGTCCAATTTATTATATAAAAAACAGGACAAAAAAAAACCGCCGAACCAATTAAGGAACGGCGGCAAACCTATAAACCTATGAAAAACAAGCTTATTAAGAACCCGGTGTTTCTAATGCTAAAGCAATAACTGAAGTCACACTTGGCGCTAATGCAGGTTCAGAACCTGTGAAGGTTAAAGTGAATCCGCTTCTATCGCCTTGCGCAGTACCTGTACTTGCTGCGTTAGCAGTTAAGTCAATACCGCGTGTTTTTCCTAAATACCAATAGATTCCGTTGCTATCTTTTACAACTGCAACTAAGCTATTTTGTGCCAATAACAAAAGTTCATTTCTTGTATTGGTCTGTAATTTGTTAAGGATAATTTGAAGTTCTTGCGCGTAGAAAACAGTTCCGTTTGCAACAGAAGCGTTTAATGTTTGGTTGAACATTGAAGTATCTTTTACTAAGCTATATTTCCAAAAACGCTTACCCGCAGCCTTAGTCAAAGCAGTAATAACTCCGCTTGCTTCAGTTGTTGCAGTTACGTTCGCAGCTTCTGTAAAATACACTTCAACGATTCCGCCTAAACTATCGCGACAATCTAAAGAGTATCCTTGTGTTAATGCACACGCCATTGTTAATTAATTTAATATTTTAAAAAAGTGGGGGTATATTTCAACCCCCGAATAATTAAGCCAATACGAATTTCACAACTTCGTCAGGGAATGCGATATTCACACCCATTTTGAATTCAGAAACGAAACGTACTTGGTCAGCTTCTTTAGCGTAGAAGATTTCAAATTTTTCTTCTTCGTTCAATAAGTCTGTACCGATAAATAAATTGCTTAAACGTGCAGCATATACTTTGTTAGTACCGTTCAAACCTGCAACCGCAACAACTTTAATCATTGTACCCGGTAAAACAAATTCGCCGTCAGCTTTAGCGTCAACAGAATAATGGAAGCTATTAGCGTTCTTTAATGCAACTGTGTAAGTTCTGAATAAGTCTTGACCGCAGAAGATAGTCATATCGTCAGCAGCTACAACTTTTGCAGGGATAGCTTGGTAAACACCGTCAAAAATGCTGATTACGTTAGCAGCAGTAATTGAACTTAAAGGTGCGCCTGAAATGTAAGTTGAAGCGTTAGCAGCAACAACACCTGAAGCAGCGCCAATTAATTTTACTAAACCATCAAACTTATTTAAGTTAACGTTAACACTTGAAGTGTCGCCTTGCCAAATAGCAGTTTCTAATTGAGCAGCAATTGTTTTCGCTTTCTTGTCTGCGAATTCTTGCTCAAAAGGAATAGAATCGTACATTGAACCCGTAGGCAATGCTTTTTGTAAATACTTAGCTTCTAAGTCTTTAGGACATAAAGCTTCGTTTACTTTAATTTTACCAACTGTCACAGTTCTTTGAGTGAAAGTTGTTGAACCTGAAGCAGTAAATCCGCAAGTACCACCTGCCTGAAATATTGCGTCTGTGTCCATAATGTTAATAGTTTCTGCGCTTTTTACGCCAACCATAACGTTACCTGCACTCTTAATCAAGTTTGCAGTCTTTGCGCCTAATACTGAAGAAGTCACTAATTGTGCTGCGTTTTGTTCAGTATATGCGGCTAATGCTGATACATCAAATGCCATTGTTATTAATTTTTAGTGTTTAAAATTGCGTTTCTATATTTTGCAAGTCTTTCTTCTTTAATATCATTTGTTTTGATAAATGAATTAAAAGAATTTGGCTTTGAAATTGGGTCTGCGCTTGGTGTATTTGAAAGTGCTTCAATCAATTCAGCTACTTGTGCAAATCCTTGCTTAACTTTATTTTCCAAATCCAAAACTTTAGCGTCAGAAGCTTCTTTTGCTGCTTTTAATTCAGCAATTTGTGCTTCAAATGCTTCAGCCATTTCTTGCATTTTTTTATCTGCTTCTTTGCCCATATCTTCAGGCATTGGTGCAGTGTCTTCTTCCGGTGTTGCGTCTTCTTCTTTAGAAGAAATTTCAATGATAATACCGTTTTCGTCTAATTGAATCATAGTTCCGTCTGCCAATTGGTGTTCGCCCGCAGGTGCAGGTGTACCGTCAGGCATAGTTACAGAACCGCCAATTTCTAAAGCTGAAATTTCAACCTTAGTTCCGTCCATTAAAGAATATTCAGCCATTTCAACCTTTGTTTCTTCAACAACAGGTGTTTCTTCAGCTTTTACTTCTTCAACAGGCGCTGCATTGTTTTCTTCAAACAAAGCTTTGATTTTTAAAATCGCTTCCTGTGCGTTCATACTTTTTTTATTATATAGTTAAAAAATAAAATGTTTATCACTTAACCTGTGACAATATTTTTTTGATTTCGTCAACCATTGAAGCAACTTTATTCACTTCTTTTGGTTTGTAGTTAAATAAACCTTCAACGCTAAACCCTGCAATGTCGCCGCTTTTTACTTTCGCCCAAGCTTCGTTATTGTCAACAATCATTGAACCGAACCAACTTCCAACAGGTGCGTCTTCAAATCCTTTCATTGGCATAATGCCACGCGTAGGGTCAGAAATAAAGCTTTCAAATAATGTCACGCCTTCAAATTGTGCGTTTGAATCGTGCATTAAATTCACGTTACTTTGAAAACCCTTCTTAAAAAACTTCTGTACAATTTTAAGAATAGTGTCTGCACTAAATGCAACGTAATAATCGCCATAAGTAGCGTCACTCCTAAAAATAGGAGTGTCAGCCAACATAATAGCGCCTGAAATAATGCGACGGTCTTCGTTAACGATTTCAAATTTCTGTGTTTTATTAAATGCGTTCCAATTCTTTTGAATTGCCGGACGGTCAACTAAAGCAATGAAGTCAACTTGCGAATCGTCTTCAATGTCTTCAGTAATATCCAACATATATATTGGTAATTCAGTATTCATAATCTTAAATAGTTTATTTTTTAATATTTATCGTTTATTCAAATCTTGCACGTTCTTGAATTTCCCTATCACGTGCCTGTGCGCTTGAAATATCGCGTTCAACAACATAAGCACGAATTGCAGGTGTGCCACCGCCACCACCGCCGCCACTTGTACCGCCGCCACCTGATAAATCCGGCGAAGAACCACCACCCAAGTCAGGCATTGAAGCACCACCGCCGCCTGTTGAAGGTGCGCCCGGACTTGGAATATTTACAAATCCCGGTTCAGAACTTCCTGAAGGTACTTCAGGCGCTTTTACTGCTAAGATTGACTTAACATTTTTCAAACCTGCAACAATAGCCGCAGCCGCAGCAACCGCACCCAATGCCGGACCGACAATTGGAATACCTGCTAACGACTTGAATGCAGCCGTTGCACTCATATACGTATCAATTGTAGTCGCTGCAATTGCCGCCGCTTTACCTGCTACTGTATGTTCGCCAATGGCTTTCGCTGCGTTCTTTAGTGTTGAACTAATTTTAGCTGCGTTTTCTGCACGTGCAGCCGCTTCTTTTTTGCTAATTTCAACGCGGGCGTCGCTTAATTCTTTTTCCTTTTTATTATATTCTTCAGCGTCAATTTTACCTTCGTCAAATAACTTCTTATTTAAAGCTAACGCGTCGTCAACACCTTTTTTTCTTGCTTCATAAGATAGCGTTTCACTATCAATTATTTTGTCAAGTCTTGCCTGTTCTTTATCGTCAGCTTCTTTTTGGTATTTAGTGTCAATTTCAGCAAGTTCAGCGCCGTGTTTTTCCTTTAAAGCAGCAATTAATTCTTGCTTTTGTTTTTCGGTATAATCTGAATTGTCTAAAACCTTTTGTGTTTCAGTTGCCAATGCTTCGTCCAATGCAGCAACTTCTTTTTCTTTTCCTTCTTTGAATTTAGCAATACGTGCTTCAGATAATGTGCTTTGTAATTCTTCTTCAAACTTTTTATCTTTTTCAGCGCGGTCAGCCTTAGTTTTATCGTCAATTTCCTTAACGTCTGCCTGATAATTAGCTTCGTTTAATTTTCTAAGTTCAGCCTTTACTTTGTCAGAAGCGTTTAAAGCTGCAATTTCAGCTTCAGTTTTGTCAAAGTTTATTTTTAATTGTGCCTTAGCTTTTTCTTCTTCAGACTTAGTTTCGTTTAAAGCTTTTTCGTTTTGTAACTGTAATAAAAGGTCATTTGCTGCCTTTTTATCTTCAGCCGCTTGTTTATCGTTTTCGTCACGCTTCTTTTTAGCTTCTTCAGCCGCTTTTGCAGTTTGGTCAGCTTGTTTTTTATTATATTCAGCCTGTGCAACTAATTGGTCATTCTTTAAATCCCTGAATTTCTTTTGTTCTTCGTCTGTTAAAGAACCTTTCACTTTTAAAGATTCACGTAAAACTGCCAATTCGTTGTTAGTCTGTGCAACCTTTAAATCGTAAATTTCTTTTTCCTTCCCACCTTGAGCAGATAATACTTTAATACGTGCAGCAATGTCTTCGTTTGCACGTGCATTCGCAACCGCTAAAGCGTCCATATTACGCTTTGCTTCGCTTGTAACACCAATAAGGTCTGTAAATCCTGTAACTAAATTACCAACTCCGTCAGCTAATTTGCCAAGCGGACTTTTTTTAATCCAATCTGAAATTGCGTCAAAGTTATTTATTACTTCGCCCAATAAAACAACTAATGCACCGATTCCTGTTGCAACAATTGCGCCTTTTAAAACCTTAAATCCTGTTGAAGTTGTTTCAACTGATATTCCAAATGCTTTTTGAACCGCCGCAGCCGTTTTTGTAGCTGCGTTATTTAATTCTTGGAACGTTGTTGTACTTTTAATAACCGCACCCAATTGTTTAAAGGAATCCACACTTTCGCCGACTGCCTGCAATCCCTGTGACAAAGCCATTGCAGCATTTACTTTTAATAAAGCTTTTTCAACGTCTTTATTCTCACTTCCAAACAATGCCATTGCACCCTGAAGCGCACTAAAACCACCTGCAACACCTGCTAAAGAAGCTGCAACTGCTTTAAATTTTGCGTCCGGGTTGAAGGCGTCAGTCAATGCTTTTGCGTCCCCGATACGGTCTTTTAAGTCAGCCGCACGTTTAGCCGCTTCAATTGCTTCCTTTGAAGTCGCACCGAATTTGTCAGCCATAATTGCAACGTTTGCCGTTGCGTCTTTTAACTGTTGGCGTAAACTCTTAACCGAATTGTCGGTATTCTCAAAAGCTTTATCTAATTTTTGAACGTCTTGCGTCGCCTGCGCGGCGTCTGTCGTTATTTTTATACCAATAATTTCGTCTGCCATTAATTCGTATTTATTACTTTAAGTAAATTAATCATTGTTGTTTTATTTGCCGTCGGGTCGTATGCTTCAACTTTATTAAGTCTGAACAATGCGCCATTTATCCAAATATATTTGCTGAAATCCAAGTTATAAATATCAATCGCGTTTAAATATACACGACAAGTTAAAAGCTTAGATTCCATATCCGTAATTTCTAAAATATACGGTTTATGATATGTATTGAATAAGTTATTTGTTGGGTAAGTTGACGCAGGAAATTGCAATTCCTTCGGTGCGCCAAAATTCAAGTCAACAGTTGGGTTTGCCGGGTCGTCTAAGTGTCCCGCATATCCGTAAGCAGTAGGCGAAGCTAAAGTTCCGCCGCCGTCGTCTTGTATTTTCCACGAAGAAACGCCTGTAATTTTCTTAGCCATTAAAATACGAATAACTGAATCCATAGGGTCTTCAACCGTATTATTATTTGACAATTTATAAATTGCAGGGTGGTATTTATCCTGTCCTGTATGCAATGTTATAATTGTTGGTGCAAAAATAATTTGGCTTGTTGCCGTATCTTTTACAAAGTCAAATTCTGAATCGTAAATATAATCGCCGTATGATTGACCGTATTTCTTTAAATAGTTATCATTGTAAAAGTCAGTATCTGTTGAATATCTGTACGCATAATAACGCGCGTTCAATTGTGACATTGGTTTAATTGACATAGTTGAAGAAGTGTCAATTTTCTGTGACCAATCCAACGAATTTGTCACGGCGTCAGAATAAAAGTCAATATAAGGCGCAATGTTTATTTGTTTGTCATTGATATTGTCCTGATAAACATAAAGATTGAACATTTTGCAAATAGACAAAAAGAAATCCTTTTGGAATATACCCTTTGGAAGGTTATTGTTTATTGAAACAGTACCATTATAAGCAACAGTTGCTAACTGTGCAGCTAATTGAGTAAAAGTAAAGTTAGCACTTGACACAGTCACAATATAAGTATTGGCAGTTCCGGGAACGCTTATGTTTATATAAACCGTGTTTGTATTTGCAATATTCCCTGTCCAATCAAAGTTGAATGTATAAGGGTTATTTGCCGAAAATGTATTTTGTGTCAATGTTTGAACTGCAACACCTGCAACGTATAAAGTCGCAGTAATTGAAGAAGCGGCGTCTGTCTGATAAACTCCGGCTATTGAAGCCAACGCGCGCACAGTCTTTGTACCGTCAGTATAAGTAAATACGCTTTTAGTTCCGTTTTCCGTAAAATAAAGTAAAGTCGTAGAATCAAATGGTACATTTATATTTCTTGCGGTTGGTGTGTTACTGTTTAAAATTGTTTTAGTTGCTGCAATAGTTGCAAGTATAAATCGGTCGTTAGTACCTTGAATACCCTGACTATTATTTGGAATAATAAGCTTTTTGAAAAAGTCACTATTAAAAAAGTCACAGTTCAAAGTATAAGAAGTACCTGCAAATATTTTTTCAATATATTCCTTTACATATAAAGCCGGTCTGAATGTACTAACGTGGAAATCGTCCTTATTTGTTGAAACGTCGCCGTAATCAATCAATGGATAATAATAACCTGAACCGTTTATTGTATTCCAACTGTTTTGAATTGTTGTAACGTTCCAAGTATGATTATATTCGCTAAAATCCAAGTCTTCTAAACGCTTATTTCCTAACTCCGTAATAAAACCGCCTAATTCGCCAAATACTGCGCATTGATATTCAATAGCGCCTTTATTGACAAGTATTTCAAGTATTCTAATTACGCCCTTAAATATCTGTATTTTGTCAATATATACTTCGCACTTTGCAGCCTGTGACGGCGTAAAGTTTGTATTTACGTTCGGTAAATCCATATTATGTTCGTGCGCCATTCCCAAATCAAAAGCAAAACCCAATATTTTATTATTGTTTGCAGTTGCAGGAAGTGAAATCGTACGACTAAACGAAGTATTTCGTGAACCGAATTCACGCACGTCGTCAATCGTGTACGTGAAATCCGTTCCAATATCTTTTAATAAGTCAACTAATTGATTTTCAATATAAATTTCGGTTCTAATCATTATCTGTACTGACTGTTTAAATATTTTCCAACTTCAACTTCTAAATCAAAATTAAATAGCTTGTCTGCAACCTTATACTTGTATTGATAATTAGTATTGTTAATCGTCACGGGGAAATATGCGCCCTGTACTTCCATATAAACAATAGGCGAAGCCATTAATTGCGCAAGCCAAGCGTAATCTTGTTCGTTAACCCAATCTGAAGTCAATGAATAATAATCCGTGTGTTGAATTGCGAAGTTATAAGTCGTTTCATTGTACTTGTTATAACTGTCAATATTTTTCATTTGACCACCTGATAATTGATAAGGATTGCGTCGGTATGAAGAACGTTCAAATTGACTTCTTCGTTTGTTGACAAGTCTGAACGCCATTGTATCGTACCCGCCCAATCTGTTAAGGAAGTGAAGATTATATTGTCTGTACTTAGGGTTACATACCTGCCTGAATCGTAAAACCCTTGTGGTTGCTGCACCAAGCGAAATGTAAACATTATAACCGTAAGTATTTTGTGTGATTATTTCAGAACCCGCCCAAGCGTTAATTGCCGCAGCCTGAAAATTAAATAAGTTAAATTGTCCTGACATTGTAATTGCACCGCTTACCGCAGTTCCAACGCTTCCGTTTTCGTATGTAGGCTGAACCCAAAGTTTATATGTACCGCCTGTAATCTTTAAGAAAGTAATAAAGAATTGGTCGCCGTATTCAATCGTAATATCTGAATTGTCGCGGTCGCTTAACCAATCGTCCGTATAGTTTTCAATTAATAAATTGTCATAATAATTGGACAATACCAAAGGTACTTCGCCGTTTTCTGTGAATATATCCCCGAATAATGGCGCGTAATAGTTATATGCAGAATAAGAACCTGAAGCCAAATTAGGCGTCACAGTTCCGCTTACTTCTTCGCCAATACGAACCTGATAATCAACCTTTATTTTGTTATTAGAAGCAACTAAAACGCTACTTCCTGAAGGTTCAAAATAATTCGTTACATATGCGCGCACCATTGGCGACGCATTAAATACGCCGTAGCTTCCTTCCGCACTTGGCGAAGGGAATATTTTATTTCTGCTTACCTGTGCGCCGTTAATATAAACGTCGTAAACGAATTTAAAGTTTGTAACCCCAACGTTTGTTGAAGAAGCCACAAACCAAAGGTCTTCGTGCATACTTGGGTAAGTTGCCGGTACACTATTTACTGTTATTGCCATTTTCTATTTTATTTCCAATTTGTCTAATTTGTAACTGAATATCGCCACCGAATGCGGTTGCCATTGTTTCAAAAAAGTCTTTATTAAATACTGTTTTTACTGCATTGTCAAAGAAATGTGTTGTCTTTAAACCGTCCCTTTTGATTGCCGCCGCCGTTCTATATGCAACCTGCATTAATGTCAATGGCTTACTTGCAACCTGTTTCAATCTTTTATTCTTCTTCTGTGTCTTGCTTAGGTTCTTCTTCTGTGAATCGGTATTTGCTTTTGCTTTGCCAAGTTTATACCATTCCATAATTGACTTAGCCATTTTTTCGTTTGGTAATGGCGTTTTATATTGGTAAGGCGAATCTGCGGACACTTTCTTTGGTCTTGCATTTTCCCCACCTGCACCACGAACACCCTTATTCACAAACCTATAATAAACCGAAGCCGGGTTTTTGGGGTCGTATCCTAACTGCATTTCGTAGTTATTACCAAACTTTTTAACCTTTGGCACAACCAAATCGCCAATTTTACCTGAAGCAATTGAACCGCTTTTATCTAAGTTAGCCTGTATTGTATCATTAAAAATCTTACCATAATACATTAACATTTGTTCAGCAACAGGAAATTCAGTCGGGTCAATTAAGTCGTATTGTTCCCCTATATCCTGAAGCATTTTGTTCTTCAGAAATTCCGCCTGTGCTTTTGCTTCACTCATACCCATAAATAGCCAAAATAAACCTAAATACCGCCAATAGAAAAACCCCGCTAAAAAACGGGGTCTTCTTCCTTTGCTTATAACAATAAAAAACCAACTACTGCCTTAATCGTTTCGCTTCTTCACGGTCGTACGCATTTTTTGACTTTAAGTAAGCCATTGTATTCAAAAACTCCAAAGTCTTCATTTCAAAAGCTTCTGAAGTTCTGATATTTTCGTGTTCGGCAACAAGTTTGGCGGTATAATGCCACCCGTAGATTCGCATAAAAGCAACACCACCGAATCCGCTTGCTCCTTCGTCATTCCCGCCTTCGTCATTTCCTGAATCATATAATCCCG